GTACCGTAGGCTCCCCAGGTTCTCGTAGACTTTGCCCGACTCCAGACCCACGATCTTCTTCAGCTCGGCGATCTCCTTCGCCAACTCAATCTTGGACCCCGACGTGTCCTTCACGTTCATGATTTTGCCCCGCAGAGGGAACACTCCGAAAGTTTGGCGTTGAGCCTTTGTAAGGCCGCTGAGAGCCATCGCCTTGGCTGAGTCGCCCTCTGTGAGGATGAGAGTGCACTCGGCTGAACGGGCGGTACCTGCAAGGGCGGCGTCGTCGAGCTTCGGGATACCGTATATCTTAGAGCTCTTCCGTCCATCGCTCTTCTTGTTCTCCTTCTCATCCTTTTCTTTCTGCGCCACCACCAGCTTGTCTACCAGCTCCAGCTTGGATCGGAGCTTCTTGAAGAATTCTTCCGGCAACTTACACGTTGAGCCGAACGCCGTGCTCTTCGTGGTCAGCGCCTCCTTCGTCTGCGACGAGAACGCCGGATTCTCCACCGCTGCTGTCACCCATACTGCCAGATTCTCCTTCACCAGCGAAGGCTTCACTTTCAACTTCTTCTTCGTCTCCAAGAACTCCACGATATTGTTCACCACCTGATTCACGATGTAGTCCACGTGCGTCCCGCCCTTGGATGTCCAGATACCGTTCACGAACGAGACCTGCAGGAAGCCGTCCGACGGCGTGTCGGCCACCACCACGTTCCACCGATCGCTCGTGTGCGCCACCACCGGCGTACTCACAAACTCACCAGCGTATGCAGATAGATCACGGCACTTGATCAGCGTCTTCTCCTCTCCGTGCTTCCAGTGCACCTTGACGTCCTTCCCCACCGTCATAGCCAGATCGCTCGCCCGCCGACGGAACACGCCCACCAGATCCGCATTGATGTCCGCCAAACCGAATCGCGCGAAGTCAGGGGTCCAGGACACACTGACGTAAGACTTGCTCTTGCATGCGACGATCTTGGGTTTGTTGACCACTGTCATGTTGTTCTCCCACGTCTGGGTATACTTCTTGCCGCGGACCGAGTCCACCGTCTCCACGGTCATCTGCTTCGCGAAGATATTTGCCAGCTTCACACCGTAGCCGTTCTTGCCGCCCACCAGTTTCTTCTCTTCCTTGTCATAGTTTGTGGACGTCAGCAACTCGCCAAAGATGAGTTGCGGAACCCATACGCCGTACTCGGGATGCTCCAGAACATCAATGCCCTCGCCGTCGTTCTCCACCGTGATCGTCTTGTTATCTGCCGAAATCTCAATCGTAATATTCTTCACAGGATTCGCCGACGCACGCTGTCGCATGCGGACCACCTGATCATGGGCGTTCACCACGATCTCGTCAAACAACTTGTAGAATCCAGGATTGAAGCCCACCAGCATCTTCTCCTTGAACGACTCCCCTTCGACTACATACATGATTTCCGACGTGGTCTCGATAGACCCGACATAGGTATCGGGCAGCGAAAGGATGTGCTCGCGGTGCGTGTGCTTCTTGTATGCTTCAGCCATTCTTGGTTCTGGGTGTACCCTCCCCCAGCTAAAGAAAACGGCAGTCCGTTTTACAGAGAAAACACGTATTCATCCAAATGCCTCCTGCCAAGGGAAAGAAGACAACGAAGAAGGTTGTGGACGAAACACCAAAGGTTGAGCTTCCGCCCGTGATCTTTTTCCTGCGAATAGGAAAGGAGTTTGATTTTGATGAGGAGCGCGTAGATGTTCCGGTTGCCGCAACGGGGGGTCCGACACAGTACTCGGATATTCTGCAGACAACGGAAACCCAAGAGCGTCGGTTTGATGAGGCAGTGATTCATGATCTGATGACGAAACTGTCTGTGTCCACATCCTATCCCAAGGGATCCGCATGTCTCTGGTGCTGCTACTCAGTTCCAGGAGATTCCTTTGTGATTCCTACCCACTATGACGCATACACAAACTTTTACACGGCCGAGGGAAACTACTGCAGTCCCGAGTGTGCGCTGGCGGCTATTTACAAGGAGCCACACAGTACCGAGTCCGAGCGATGGCTACGACACTCACTTCTTCGTACATTTTATCGTCAACTATATGGCGATAAGGATATTCAGCCGGCTCCTGATAAGCGTGTCTTACGAATCTTTGGAGGAAATCTAGATATTCAACAGTACCGTGAGTTTGTGAACCACTGTTCCAAGCCTCTACAACTGGCGATGCCGCCAGTTCGCTTGTATATGCCGTCTGTGAACACCCAGGCATCAGTCCGCGACGTAAAATCGTATGTGTCCCTATCGAATGAGACAGTCAATAAGGCCTCACAACAGCTTCGTCTCAAGCGATCTAAGCCAGTTCACGAAGGAATACCGACGCTCGACAAGTGCCTACAACGATAAGTAAGTTAAATTTTTGATCCCAAAATATCCCCTTCAAGCAATGGCATCTTTACAAGATCTTTTAAAGATGTCTATGCTCTACCAGGTGATGACGACAAGCGGAAACAGTTTTCGTCCTCTGCTTGCCTGGCTAGGTATTTCCCTCTACGAACGTATTCCTCCGTGGGTGTGGTCTTATCGTGGACCCACTAAGACTGCCTATTCTGGTCGCGAACCTTCGGCCGTGATCGAATGTGAACGTGGACCGCCTCCTCAGACAACGAAGGGCGCAGCTCCCGCTTTCCTGACCCGCATGGACGCAGTTATTCACTTTGTGTCCTGCTCTCCCAACACCAAGCGCCTGCTCTCCATTGCGAATCATGATTACCTTCCGTACGAGTTTGAAGAGGTACGCCTAGACGAGGATATCTATTTCCGTCTTACGCATGTGGATGTGGACGACGGAAATATCAAGAACATCAAGTTCCAGCTTTTGTCGTATGACCACCCGATTCAATCTCTCCAAAAGTTTGTGGAGTCTTGCAACCAAGATTACGAGCGCCGAATGCTAAACAAACTTGGAAGCAATCTTTACTTTTTCGATCAGATTGTTGAGGGAAAGAAGAAGCGTTCCAATCAGAACCCTCTTCCTCAGAATTTTTTGGTGTACACCAAGCACAAGTTTTCCACTACTCGCACATTTGAGAACGTGTACTTTGAGGAACAGCCGATCGTGAAGAAGCGCGTCAATTTTTTCCTGGAAAAGCGTTCATGGTACGAGAAGAAGGGGATTCCGTATACGCTGGGATTTCTCTTTCACGGAGACCCTGGAACAGGAAAGACGTCGGAAATCAAGGCCATCGCAAACGTTGCTCGTCGCCATCCTATCAATATTCAGCTCTCGGAAATCAAGACGAAGACTCAACTTCGTCATCTTTTTTTCAGCGATGATATCCACGTATTCAATGGAACGGTGCTGGAGAAGTATACGATTCCTATTTCCGAGCGTCTTTACATCATTGAGGATGCCGACGCGATGGGTGATGTCCTCCTGAAACGCGAGTGGAAGCGCCCTGAACCTGTCGCAGCTCCCAAGGATCCGTTTGTGCCCGACATAGACGATGATATTATCAAGGATCCCATTGATCTCTCCTTTCTGTTGAATCTCCTAGATGGAACCCTGGAATCCAGTGGTCGCATCTTGGTGTTTACTTCAAACTTTCCTGAACGGTTTGATCGGGCCCTGATTCGCCCGGGACGTATTGATATGATTATTCATTTTAAGAAGTGTTCTCGCACGGTTCTCCGTGAAATGATTGAAGGATTTTACGATATCAAAGATGTGGACCACGAACTTTGGTCGCATCCCGAACTGGATGAGAAGTGGAGCCCAGCCGAAGTGAATCAGATTCTTTTCCGAAACTTTGAGAATCCGCATCAGGCAATGGACGAACTTCTGATGCTCGATGCTGCAAACCCCCTTCTCAAGAAAGAGGGACAGGAGGATGCTACACCGTTGTAAAAAGACCGCTAATGTATTCGTATGTCTCAGGCGGAAGACCGAAGAGGATAACGTACACGAATCCAGCAAACATGGGAATTGCAGAAAACACGGCCGTTGCGATGGCCCATCCGAACATTCCTCCCACAGATGGAACCACAATGGAGGTAAGAAGTCCTAGGATAGGGATGAACCATATGACTAGGAATATGTTGGAGTAGCCTTTCATTATCGGGAATCTCCCAAATATGATGGTTTCCACCGAGTACCATCCCGCCCGCGAGTATATCAGAAGCAGGATGAGAAGGAGTGTATAACCAAGGTATCCACTTGCTGATGATACAGCTGGTTTATTCACTGCAGTTGCCGTTTCTTCAGGGGGAACGTCGGCGACTGGGTCGTCCGTATTCATTGTCCTTATTATTATGTAGAGAACACGAGATTACCCTGCCCGTTTGTAACCTTCAGGAAGTTGTACGATTCAATGTAGATCGTAGATGAGTATGCCCCATACTGAAGATTAAACTGGGTGCTAGGAGGTATAATAGTCAATGTCTGTCCAGCCTGAAGGAGAGGCGGGATCCCGGGACCCTGAGATACGGTGGCTCCTGTAGGAACCTGAGTGGGAACAGAATTGAATTCTGTACCTTTGACAATACAGATCGCTGGCGGGCTTGATACCGGTACAGTATTCCCAGATGCATCAATCATGCTCGTGACGGTTGGCGGGACGAGAAGCGTATACTGGAGATTCGTACGATTAAACATTGACCCATTCATCGTTCCAGATGGTTGGGTGATTGTGTTGGGATCTAGCGCAAACGAGTAGAGATTGATTCCGGGGAGCATGGTTGTGTCGCCCTTAGAAAACTTGTAGTTCTGAATGAGACGGAAGAAGTTGACGTTCTTGGTGTTCAGGCGCTCAGCTCCGTCTAGAACGACTGTGCCCTCCTGCATAATGTCCTGGGCGATCATGTTATTGGACAACTGGATCCCCGACGAATAAAACTGTACGGGCGGAAGAGGAGAAAATGCGTTTGCAGGGAGAACGAGAGGATTTACAGGAGGATAGTAAATATTGTCCCAGTTTGTATAGTTGTCCCAGTCGTTGAGAAGAATACGATCTTCTCGCTGAAAAAGGGAGACGATGCGGGTACACAAATTGTACATTGGGATCGGAACATCGTTGTATCCGTACTGCTTATCATTACGAACATACCGAACTTGAGTAACCAAAAATGATTTTTCATACGCTGCAACGTGTGCACGCTCTGTATCCGTCAGGAAAATATAGTTGGCCTCAATATACGGATTAAAATTCCAATTCTGAAGTGACTGATTAGTCGGATTTCCCTGAACATCGGGATAGGATAGAAAATTTTGCATTCCACGGTGTGCGTCCGCGGGGTTTCCGACGATTCGGGTGAGGAACGTCGGTGTACCAATATTCGCAGGGTTTACGTCAATGATTGTGAACAGATTATAGATATTGTTAAATGTGATCTGGATCTCAACCTCGGACTGTACGAGGGAGACGAGAGGTAGAGACTGTCCGATTTCTTCGCAGAACCAGAAAGGGAGAGGAATATTCAGCTGGCGACCCGCAATAGAGGGAGCAGGGGCATTCACGCCATCCACGTTGATTGCATTAGGGTACTGGTTAAACAGCCCCGCCTTGTTTCCCGGGTCGTACATATCAGGAGTGTTTCCAACCATCTTATCCAGAATCACTCGTTTGGTTGCATCATGTTTAAGGTAACTTGCAATCTTCATCCATTCACCCGTCATCGTAGCAATCGGAGTTCCGTTGAGGGTTACCGATGCCTGTTGAATCATATTGTATCCGAGATTCCGAATCCACTGAAACTGGAACTCTTTCGCAATATTGTTTGTAGCGTCAATCACGGCCAGAGGCGACCAAATATCGGGAACGTCGACGCATATATAGCAGTCGTGAAGCAGGTCAGCATAGCGAGGAACCTTGAAGCGAAATGTTTTGGTTCCGGCTATCGGGAGATTCGTGT